CACGCTTGCCTCTACTTTTCGCTCTTTATTGTTCCTAAAAGGCACGATATAGGCAAAGCCTAGCCCGTTTTGAAGTGGTAGGTTAAGCGTTGCCGCCATACAAGCTGCATTAAAAATACTTGATGGTTCTGCGGTTCTAAGTAGTGCGTTACTGTTAGCAATCTGCATCACACTTGTCGCAAAGGTTGCTGAATTTTTTCCGATTAATTGCTCGACTTTGGTCTTGATAATCGGGTCATTAAAAAGCTCCCGAAGTGTTTTATGCTTAACGGGAGCTTGTACTTGTTGATTTTGATTTGTCATTTTGTTTCACCTTTATTGGCTAATCATTAAGGATATATCCTTTCCGATAATCTTCTTCTATCTGTTCTAATCTATCTTCCGCCATAGCAGTCAAGATTTTAATTCGCATCTCTTCATAGTCAGTGCCAAGCGCAACCGCTTTCAGAAATTCGTCATCGTCAAACATCTTTTCACTAAACGCACAAATAGCATCGCTATCACCATTTGAAATATCATCTTCAATACACTCAATTTCACGCTCTATCGCCTCGTTATACGCATCTTCGGCACAACATCTGCGGTCATAATCATTGAACGTTTTGCGTTCCCATTGTGCTTGTAGGCTTTCCATTCTGTAATCCTCTTAAATTTTCAAAATAATCCTTAATATCATCGTAGCTAAATAGGCGAACCCAACAACCTTTCAATAAGATTTTCTCTGTTGGTATTCTTAAATACCCGTTATTAATGGCTCGCTCAACAGTGGTTGCTTGCATACCAAATAACTCTCTAATGTCAGATAATTTAAATTCATTTTGTCTTTGGTTTTTAGGCTGTTTATTGCGTTGCTCGTTATATTCATCAAACCGTGTTAAATAACGCTGTCTAGCGTTGTATTCACTCTTTTTAACAGTAGGCTTTATTGCTAATCCATTTCTTGGTTTTAATCGCTTAGCGAGCTTATTATCTAGCGATTTAGCCATGTTGACTTTTAGCTCTTTGCGCTCTTTCATTCGCACTTCCGCAAGTTCTATTGATTGGTAATTTGATGACTGCCACCAAACTTTACCGCCAACTCGTTCAACAACATACCAGCCACCTTTCGGATAAGGCTCAATCTTAATTTCTGGTTTTGCCTTTCTCATAATCTAATTCCTTTTGTTTGATGTTTGTGTATGCTATAGCCTCTTGTTTAGCTGGCTCGGTTAGATTTGGCTGATATTGCCCGTGTTCGGCAATCCATTGAATTCGTGCTTGTTCACGCTCTAATGCTGTTGGTTCGCTTGCTTGTGCTGTTGATACAACTACAACCATAAACACAAGGCAGATTGATAGGATTATTGCAACTGTGTAAGCGGTTGCTTTAAGGAAATTGATTAACTTGTTCATAGTGTTTACCTCATACGGTTAGGAAGTATTGGTTAAAAAAAATCCCCTAGTGCCAAAGTGTGAAAGCAGCTAGGGGCTAACCAATCTAAAAGGAGATTTTTTTATTATGACTAATGCTGTTTCCAGCTAAATCCGCTCTCGTTCAATCAATTATTCAAGAAGATTGAGCGTTTAATTCGCTATTTGAAAGCGGATTGAGATGGAGGCTCTTTTGGGATTTGAACCCAGCGTCATTTTCCAAAGTTAGCATTAACTAATTCTATATCTGTGTATAGGGTGTCTGTTTCCACAACAAACTCAACAAAGAGCCATTTCAAAGCACACTTCTCTCTATCATTCGCAGAGGTTTCACAAGCCTCTGTGTCTCTGTACTTCAAATGTGCTTTAAGATGTGATATTGCGTTTAGCTTATCCCACCGACTGGTTTCGTTTGTCATTACCGCAATATCTCACACTCATTGGTGCAGGGCTTTTAATCTGCAACTGGCGATTTTCACAAATGGCATTTCACGAGTGTGTTTTTTTATCCAAATTGTCTAAAATTGTGATGATAGTCACTTACTTAACGAATATTTTTAGTTATTATTGCAATCAACCTTGCTATTTTTGAAAGCGGATTTTCTGGAATTTGTATTTCACATTTTAATTCGCCGTCATATATTGCTTGGGACATTGCCTTTATTTTTTCTTTGGCTTCTTCCGGGTTATTTGCGTAAACATCGCATGCCCATTTGGCGCCTTGGAAGTAATAATGGAATAAATACTTTTTCATTGAGGAACCCCTTATGAAATTTGAAACTTATGTGGACTCTCGCATTGAATGGCGATGGCGTCTAAAAGCGGATAACGGTAAAATCATTGCAGATAGCGGGGAAGGCTATAAAAACTACACTGATTGCTTACACGCTATTGATTTGGTTAAATCTACAAATCAATCAACTCAGGTTGAAATCCTCACCTAACCATAAAGCTCCGAAAGGGGCTTTTTTCATCACAATTTTTAAAGAGCGCTGAGATATTTGTTTATGTGTATCTCGTTTTGATATGGCTAATTCTACCTAAAGTAGATTTAATTGCAACTAAAAATTGCATAAAAGTAGAAGTATTTTCTATTTAAAGTAGTAAATTCTTGATTTTTAATTGAATTTATTTTTAACTATTTGCTGAATTTGTGACATGGATCACAAATTTTGAACGAAAAAGAATAGATTATTGATATGAAAGCGGAGGTTTCTGATGAGTTTTTTTATATTTTTGTCTATAATAATGTTAACTTTTAGCTAAAAATTAGAATCATAAATAAATGTCAATTAATCGAATGCTTGATAAAGACGTTCGCCAAGCGGTAAAAGATAAAATATTAAAGGCGCACATTAATGATCCATCTACATTAGTAATTGATGAATTAGGGCTAGATCATGGTCGAAATAGAGTAGATATTGCCGTAATTAATGGTGAATTACATGGATATGAACTAAAAAGCGATTCCGACAATCTTTTACGTTTACCACAGCAATCTATGGCTTATTCGTCTATTATGGATAAGGTCACTCTAGTTGTTGGGGAAAAGCACGCTCAGGAAGCAATTAATATCATTCCCGATTGGTGGGGGATTAAGATTGCTACGATGAATCATCGAGGAAGTGTGAATATTGTTACTTATCGTCGCAATAAAAAGAATAAGGATATTGACCCATTTGAGTTATCAAAGCTCATCTGGAAAGAAGAGGCGTTAGCTTTACTAGCGATAAAGATTAAGGTTGATTGGCGAATTCGTAAACTTACAAGAAAAGACATCTACAAATTAATCGTAGATACCTTTTCTTTAAATGAGATAAGAGATAATACTAGGGCTATATTGAAATCCCGCGTAAATTGGCGATCTGGCGAGTAACAAAGGTTATATGATGATTATGACCTACCTTAACCCAAACCCCCATATTACCTGGCCCACAAACCTGGGCACTGCAATCATATAAGTATTTATCCCCCCATGAATAGCTATCCCCCATAAAGTATGGAGAATTAACTATATACCCCGCCATTGCGTGATATTGCCCAAATCCAGATGAATGCGAGTGGACTTGGTAACCTACCGCAAAAAGATAACTATCTGAGATAGTATATCGTATTTTGGCATTTGGGTTAACATATCCGAGAGGTTCTGCTTCGTCTGGGTGCGTTATTGAATAGTCGCCAAAAATAATAGGATTCTTTTGTGGTGCTAAAGTATAGTAATCATAAAAACCAAGCCATTCAGTTCTTGGCTCCATGCCAAATGGCATATAGTTATCTCTTGGTAACTCACTTGGGATGGATGAGCCTGTAATAATTATATTTATATTTGGCGATATATAACTAGAAATATGGCTAATATATGTTGATATATTAAATGAATGGTTCTGTCTGCTTGTTTCTATGTCACTTCCAAAGTCCAATATAACATCTGTTACATTTGATAATGAGCCAATTAATTGTTTTAAATTATTTGGTGTGGAGTGTGAAAAATTTCTTATTTTTACTAGTATAGCTGATGATATTCTATTTTGGATTGTGTAATTTATAGCAATTTGATTGGGATTATCTAAGTGAATTACAGGAGTGAATGGGATATTATTATTAACAAGATCAGAAAAGATGGCCGTAACATGATCTAATTGATTTATATTGAAGTTAGTTACTTGACATATATCAATAAAAACTTCTCTGGAGGCCCATTTATTATTTAAATTATTGGATAATGATGTCGCTCTCTCTCGACACTTATCTTGAGTTAAAATAAATAACGGTTTTATATTGTTTTTTATTTTATCATCCAGTTCACTCAATGCTAAAAATTCATTTTGTTTGGTTTTTAAAACAGGAACGTAAATAAAGTTTTCCATAGTTTCTCCTTAGGTTGGTTGTTATTAAAGATCAACAATATCCAGTGTTAGTTTCTATAGTAAAACTGAATACCAAAAGACTTTTCCAATGACTGATATATCTTGCATGTCTGTTATCTCATCCGGGTGTTCTTCGCTGTTGTAACTGCGGATCTTAACTTGTTCGTTTGGCATATTGTAGAGTAGTTTTATGCGCAACAAGCCGCCGTGATTGATAGCGTATATCTTGCCGTCTCGGATTGTCTTATTGCCCAAATCAATTCCCACCGTTGTTCCATCCGGAATAACCGGCTCCATTGAATTTCCATCAGCAATCACACATACCGCATTTTCGTACTGTACGCCTTGTTTACGTAGTGTTGCTTTGGAAAAACGCAATTTGAAGTTGTTATAGTCCTCTATGTCATCAGCAAAGCCGTTTCCGGCAGCAAGCCTAATATCTTGATAAAACGGGACTGCGTATTCATCGCTATTTAGTGGAGTATTTCGATCCCATAAGTCGAATGAGCCAACGTCTTTCACATTAGAAGTTACTTGATTTTCTAAAAAATCGACTGTTCCGTATTTCAAATGAGCAGGACTAACTCCAAAGTACTTCGCCATAGCTTCAATTTTTTTATCTCTCGGAGTCGCAGTGCCCAAAGTGTAACGTCTAGCCATTTCATAGGTTACGCCAATAGCTTTTTGTAAATCCACAATATTTTTGCCTTGTTTAGCCATTAATTCATTAAGTCGGCTTGCTAAATCTGTCATAGACACTCCTTCATTCTACTAAATGTAGAAGATACAAAATTAAAATAGTTGATTCAATTCTATTTTTAGTAGTAGAATATCTCTACTTTAAATAGAATAAAGAGGTTAAAATGCTACCAATCGAAAAAGCTTATGAAATCGTGGGCGGTATTTCGGCTATGGCTCGACATTTCAATCTTACCCCTTGGGCTGTTTCCAAGTGGCGTGAAAAAGTGCCTGCGGAACGTTGCGCAAAGATTGAAGAACTTACAGCCGGAAAAGTTAAAAAATCCGAATTACGCCCTGATTTGTGGGATTAATTTACCAACCTTTACCTAAAAGAAAACCATAAAAAACGGAAAGAAATTATGGCAATGAAACAAACCATTATAGAGATGATTGAACAGATACCTGGCGGAAAAAGTGCGGTTGCTGGGTTTCTTGGATTTTCGGAGGCGGAGCTGAACAACCGCTTATATCAGACGAAAGGACAACGTTTTAAAAACGAAGAATTGATCGCACTGCAACTTGAGTATGGATGCACTGATTTTATCGATGAGCTTTGCCGAAATGCTGGTGGACGATTTGTAAAAGATACCGATGCTGACAATCTAGATGCAGTAGAAATGGCAAATATCCAACTACATGAATTATCAGCTAGAGGCATGCTTTTCGGTGTGTTGGAGGATGCGTTAAAAGATGGCGAAATCACCCAAGGAGAAGAAGAGATTGTTCGAAAATTATTAAACAAACATTTAGCTGCGACACAACACTCAATCGAGTGCGTGATCGCTCTAAATAAACGGAAATAAAAAAGCCCCTGCTGTAACAGAGGCTTTGATTAAGTCGTATGTAATAACCTTTATCAGTCGGAGGACTTCAAAAGATGACTAAATTATTACCGATTATGAACAAAAATTCAAGTGTTTTGACAATGAGCAGTAGAGAGATTGCTGATTTAGTCGAGTCTCGCCACGATTCAGTGAAAAGAACCATCGAGCGCTTACAGGACAAGGGATTAATTCAACTTACACCAATGGTGGAAGTTAAAAATCATCTAGGTCAAGTTGTCACAGAATACCAATTAATTAAACGTGATACCTATGTTGTGGTTGCTCAATTATCACCAGAATTCACAGCTCGATTAGTTGATCGCTGGCAAGAGTTAGAAAATCAACAAATGCCGCAAATCCCTCAAACATTATCAGAGGCTTTAAGACTTGCAGCAGACCAAGCGGAGCAAATCGAAAGACAAAATCTACTGATTGAACAGCAACGCCCTAAAGTGGAATTTGTTCAACGTTATGTAGAAGTTGGAACAACTAAATCACTTCGTGAAACTGCCAAAATCCTAAGAGTTCCAGAAAGAGCGATGATTGATTGCCTCGTTGGTGACGGACTTTTGTTTAGACAATCTGGAAACTTGTTACCTTACCAAAAATACCACGCTAAAGGCTTATTTGATGTAAAAACTGGCACAACAGAATACGGCCACAATTACACTCAAACACGAGTCACAAGCAAAGGAATTGAATATATTGCATCTCGTTATGCTTCGGAGTTGATGTAATGAAAAGATTATTCTCACCCGAATTTGTAGCTAGCTTAGACGATAGAGAAAAAATCCTAGCATACGAGGCAGTTAAAAGAGAGCTAAGAGAGCGAAACGCAAGCCAAGAAGAATACGACAGAGTAACAGATCAAGCGATTGAGGAATTGGAAATATGAAACCGTCAGAAATGCTAAAAAATACAGGTAGAGTGATTACATACCGCCCAAATTTAGCACGTTTATTTGGTGGTGTTATTGCCGAAGTATTCTTTGAGCAAATCTTCTACTGGCAAGATAAAACAGATTCAAATCTTGGTGTTTACAAAACTCAAGAAGAATTAGAAGTTGAGACTGGATTATCAAGAAAAGAACAAGAAACAGCTCGCAAATTGCTCCGTGAAAAAGGTGTTTTAATCGAGACTTATAAACGTTTAGAACATCGTCTTTATTACAAGATTGACTGTGACAAATTAGACGAATTATTAGCAACATTGGCGAATGTACAAAACGAACATTCCCCAATGTCCGAAAGTGACATTCGGGAGTGCGACAAAGTGACATTCGTTAATACACTAGATTACAACACTAGATTACATACAAATAACCCCTTACCCCTTAACGGGGAATCTGCTAACGCAGAACATTCGGAAGTCGGGGGTGCGGACAAGCCGCACACTGACAAAAAACAAAATTCAATCAAGGTTAATTATTCAGCAGTAGCAGAAACATACAACGACTTGGTGAAAGAATTAAATTCAAATCTACCACTAATCGCAAATCCATCACAGTTAAGTGATAAACGCAAGAAAGCGATTAAGAAACTTGCTCAAGTGTTTATTAAACGATTTGAAATTGATGCCAATGTAGAGTCCGCGCTTGGTGAGTATTTCAAAGACTTCTTAAAGTCCGCCCCGAATTTCTACTTTGGCGAAAACAATCGAGGCTGGAAAGCAGATTTTGAATACATCTTGAGAGAGACAACACTGGATAAAGTTTTAGAGGGGAATTGGTAATGGTAACGCAAGATAATAACTACAACCTAGAATACGGACTAATCAGCTCAATGCTAGCGACTGGATTAACGGCTCAAGCTCGTGAAGTGATTAGTTGGCTAGAACCAGAAATGTTCGCAACATACAATCTAGGTGCTTTATACGCAAACATCCGCAAACAAGCCCGTAAACACGATTTAATCGACTTCCTGTTACTTTCTCAAGACTATGGCGAAAACCTAGCAACGTTAGCAGAGATGGCAAACAAGGCGACTTACGGCGGAAATCTTCTAGGTTATGCGAAAAAAATCCATTCTTCTTGGGTAAACCGTTCAGCTCAACAAACTATGCTTAAACTTGCTGGCGAAATGTCACAGGCTCGCAATGAAAGCCAAGTGAATGAATTAACTCAAAAAGCGTTAAATCAAATTCAAAAGCTCCTTGTAAGCAAAACAGAAATCAAACCTGTGGCAATGGGGGAATTAATGGATTCTTACATTGACGTATTAGAAAAACGCTCACAAAGCGATTTTAAAGAGCGTTTACTTTACACAGGCATTGAGGCAGTGGATAACATTCTAGGCGGAATCAATTCTACCGACATCGTAGTGGTTGCAGGTCGTCCGGGTACAGGTAAAACAGAATTCAGCCTAACACTCACACGAAACATCGCTAAAAACAACGGTTCAGTATTGTTTTTCAGCTTAGAGATGGGGAATTTTCAACTAATCGACCGTTTGTTAAGTGCGACTGGTGGCGTTGGCGTGAAAAAACTCCGTAACCCTCAAGATTTAGACGATTTAGATTACAACCGTTTAACCAACGCAATCACTGATATTCGTGAGCAGAAAGTCTATTTTGTTGACCGTGGTGGTTTATCAGCAGATGAAATCTGTGCGATTACAGAAAGACACTTGAGCGAAGTGGGCAGTCTATCCGCAATCGTGATTGATTATTTAGGCTTAATGGATTTCAAACAAGCAAATAACATCAACTTAACTCAAGCTATCGCAAACTCAATGAGCAAGCTCAAAACGTTTAGCAAGAATTTCAATATCCCGATTATTTTACTTTGTCAGCTCAATCGTGAAGTGGATAGTCGAGCAGTTAAACGTCCAGTCAACTCCGATTTAAGAGATTCAGGCTCAATCGAACAAGATGCAAGCCAAATCATTATGCTTTACCGTGAGGGTGCCTATAAAGCTAATACAGATAATCCGTATTCAGAAGCCATCATCACCAAAAACCGTTTTGGCGAATTAGGCACTGCCTATATGAGATTTGATAAAGGTCATTTTGTTGATTGCGACCAAGCAAAAGCCTATCAAGATTTAAACGAAAAACCGCAACAACAAGCTAAATCATACGCCACTAAAACCTATGGAAAAGGAGCTATCCAATGACAGAACAAAAATTTGATAAAGACACTTGGCGCACACCTAAATATGTATTTAATTGGCTAGATGCCAGATTTAACTTTTTCGTAGATGGGTGCGCCAACGAGAACAACGCATTAACACCAGATTACATTGGCGAGAAGGGTATTCATCATGATTTTTTAAACGTTAGTGCTAAGTTTTTAATGGATACCGTTTGTTGTAACTCGGTTTATGTAAATCCGCCTTATTCAGATGTGACTCCATTTATCATTAAAGCGAAAGAGTTAAGAGATGCTGGATGCCTTGTAGTCATGTTGCTCAATAACGATAAATCAACACAGTGGTATCAAAAGCATATTCACAACGTGGCAAATGAGGTGATTGATATTACAGGTGGCCGAATTGCATTTCTTCACCCGATAACCGGTAAGGAAATCAAAGGAAACTCAAAAGGGCAAATGGTCGTAGTGTTTGATCCGACAATGGAAGATTTTGTAATGCGGTCAATTAGCCTTGATTTTGTTAAAAAAGCAGGTGGTTACGATGGAGCATAATTATCCTCGAATGTATTTAGTCAATGAGGCAGTAAGAAATCGAGTTATCGAAACCATCTGCCAATTACCGATTAACGAATCAGATCCGCTAGTTGTTGAGATAAAAGTTAAAACCCGATCAATGGAGCAAAACGATAAATTTCACGCAATGCTAGGTGATATCTCAAAACAGGCGACATGGCAAGGCGATAAGTACGACATTTACGGATGGAAAAATCTAATAGTTAGCGGCCATACAATCGCAACAAAGCAGCCATACAAGCTAGTTACTGGTATTGAGGGGGAGCTGGTAAATGTTAGAGAAAGAACCTCAAAAATGGGCGTTAAGAGAATGGCAAGTCTTATCGAATATACAACCGCATGGGGCGTTGAGAATGGCGTTAAGTTTAATGATAAATGGGAGTTTTAATCTATGAGAACGTTAATTTTTATTTTAATCATCATTGGGTGCTTTGCTATTGGGTATTTATCAAGAGGCACGTTCGGGATTCTATCTCTGCTCTTAAGCTTTTTATCTTTTGTTCTGGGCATTGTCATTTATGCGGATTTGGCATCGGAAAAGGCTTTAAATGGCGAACTTTTAGAGCTTAAAAAGAAATACTACGAGCTTAAATACATTAAGGATAAAGTCGAATGAGAGAGGAAATAGCCTTAGCAGTAGTTCTCTTTGTGGTTGCGTTTGTGATTATTTGTTTTATTGAGGGTGCAGACGATGAATAAACCTAAGGAAGTCAAATGCAAAGTCTGCGGTTGTTACTTTGTGAAAACAATAAGCTCAATGCAAAAGGTATGCTCACCTAAATGTGCGATTATCCTTTCGAAAGAGCAGGCAAGGAAGAAACGAGAGAAACAAGACAAGCAAGAAAAGTCTCAATTGAAAGAGCGGAAGAAAAAACTACTAGAAAACGATAGAGGTCATTGGCTGAAAGCACTTCAAAAAGAAGTTAATAAATTTATCCGATTAAGAGACAAAGGTCAGCCTTGTATCGCTTGCGGTGCAGTATGGAAACCTAGCTTTCAAGCCTCACACTTTATTCCACAAGGCAGAAGTTCATTCCTAAGATTTGACGAGAGAAACATTCATTCTGGCTGTATTAGATGCAATCTCTTTGTAGGCGGTGGAAATATTCACGGATATAGACCAAGACTGGTTGAGAAGATTGGCGAGCAAGAAGTTCAGTGGTTGGAAGAAAATCAACACAGAATTAAAAAATGGGAAATATCCGAGCTTAAAGAATTAATCAAGGTTTATAGAGCAAAAATCAAAGAGTTAGACGGGAGCCAAGAATGAGTTATAGCGTTGAACGAATTTTAGAAAAATGGGGTAATTGCTGGGGGCGTGACAGAATTGGCACAGAATATCCAAGCACAACAATCTCAATCCCTGTACTGCCGACAGCAAGAAAGGCTTATATCAAGTTCTTGACAGATGATGAGTGCTTAAAAATCGAAAAGCAAATAATGAACCTACATGATGATGATTTATTGCAATATCAAATTCTAATGGCTCTATACATTCAACAAGCAAGCGAGAGAGAGATTTGTAATGCCCTTAATATCTCACCAGCTAAAATGTACAGAGAACGTGCGCAAGGCGTTAGATTTTTAAAAGGCGCTTTTGTGGCTGCGAAAATTAAATTTATGTTTTTAGGATAAAAAAATCTATATAGATTTTTTATTTGAGAATTTTATATGGCATCCTGAATTTGAGATGTAGATCACAAAGTTGAAATAAATTTGGCTGAAAACTTACATAAACATTTTGGGGCCAATAGAATAGGAATTTCTATTTAACCAAAAAGGAAACCAAAAATGAAAAAACTTTTACTCGCATCTTTAATTCTTTCTTTATCAGCAAATTTTGCATGCGCCGAGGAAATGAAATACCAGCCAAGCGATCGCGAAGTTGATTTTATCAAAATTATGATAGTTGATGACATAAAGACTTTCACTGATGGAGGAGATTCATCTTTTGAAGATGAGTATAAAAGCGATTCTCGCTTTGATTCTTTAAAAACGGTTCCTGCTGAGGAAATTTTAAAAACATACAGTGAAAATGAGGTTAGAGGAGACAAATATTATAAAAATAAAAACTTGGTTGTTTCAGGCACAATAAAAAGCATTGATAGCGGCATTGGTGATGAACCATATATTATTTTTACAACAAAAAACAAATATAGTTTTAGTGCCGTTCAGGCTCATTTTGTCAAAGATGAACACGATAAACTCATTGAGTTAAATAAGGGACAAAAAATTGAAATATCTTGTGTCGGAGGTGGGGAAGTAGCCGGCTCACCAATGTTAAAACAATGTCGATTCTTTGATAAAAATAAGATAATAAATGATATTATTGACTCTTATTTTTCACAGATAGATAAATTGAAGGCAGGTGAAATTGATAGCGCTTCTCCAGCTATGCGCCAACTAGCGTTTATGACTGCCGTTCTATTTAAAGCAACGAATAACTTTACTGCTTGCAAAGATAAAATAGAAATCAAATGTGTAGAAAAGGTCGCTGGTAAAATTTCGAAAAAAGACAAAGATAAATATGTTAGTGAGTTAAAACCCCTAGCTGAATATCTTCATTTGGATAAGAAATAATAACTCAAGCCCCGTTTACAAGACGGGGTTTTTATGCGTAAAATTTGTGATCTTATTATCTCAATTACTACACAACAGTAGAATGCAAATAAAGCAACGCTGTGAAATGTAGAAAACATTATTTAAAAAGACCGCACTTTGGAAACATGGTGTAGTTTGAAAAAATAATTAATAAAAGCGTTGACAGCTTGCAAGTAAAATTGTAGTATATAGTATAAGTTGCGGTTTTAGCGCATAGCGAACGCAAAAAAGTTTAGAAACAACCCTGATCGGAAACGGTCGGGGTTTTTTATTGCACAAAATTCAATGAGTAACCAATGCAAGATAACGGATCGCCTAACAATGGCATTGACATCATAGCAACGGTTATTTCTCTCGCATTTTCAGGTTTAGGTGGTGTAGTTAAGTATATCACCGCAACACAATCAGCAGGCTCGCCTGTGAAAATATCTTCCGTAGTCTCTAGCTTTCTAGTAGGGGCTTTCAGTGGAATGGTTGTAGCTTTTTTCTTAATGTCTCAAAGTATCGACACTTTAATGATTATCTCAATCGCTGGAGCGTTTGGGTATTTTGGCGTTCCTGCTTTATGGGGATTGCTTAGAGTTTTCTTCCGCCAAATTGGTGGTTCGGTTGATGATTTGAACCCTAACTACTCAATGAAAGACATCGAAAAGGAAACAAGCAGAAAACGCTCACTTCGTTACGATGAAGATGCACCACTCAATGACAGTGATGAAGATATTTTAATCAAAGGCACAGAAGAGCAAGACGATGATGTAAAGCCAAGGAGTAAGCGAAATGGGTAGAGAAAGAGCCGCAAGATTAGGAATTGCACTCGATAGAATATTTGCCTGTTTCTTATTTGCGGGCTGTATCGGGTTATCAATTCAAATCTTCACACAGAATAAGAGTTTGGAGCTGTTACAGGATAAGTACGACCAGACAGTACAGTTAGCAGAAGAGCGAACGAAACGGATTGATGCTCTTCGGGATATGGTAAGCGACAGAAATGACAGAATTGAATTCTTGCTTAAAGAACAAGCAAAGGAGCGTAAGCGAAATGAAGATAAGCTGGATGGGATTAGTAAGATTGTTCTTTCAAGTAAATGTGTTCGTAGCGATGGTGTTAGTCGTGCTGTTATCGACAGGCTGCTTAAATCCGAGTAAGCCGATTGAGAAGATTAAAATCATTCGAGTAACCATTCCAGACAATCTTTTAATCACTTGCCCTAAGCCAACATTAAATGGTGAAAAATCTTCTGATGTTGCTGTTTACGCTGTAAAGGTAACTGACCAATTAAAAATCTGTAACAGTCGAATCACACAAATTAAAAACCTAGTGAATGATTATGAACACGAAATCGAGCAAGACGCTCACAGTGAATATCAATCGTTAGGCTTTGAGAAAGATAAGGACGACCGTAACGATAAAGGTCGAAACAATGGCAAGGGTAGAGGACGATAAAATGTTAATTACCGAAGCAGTATTTAATAGAGTATTCCCAAGAGCAATCAAAGGAATGTATCAAGCGATTGATAAACACATTGAGCTAGCAGGTTGTTTCAATAAGCAGCAACAAGCGATGTTCTTAGCTCAATGCGGACACGAGACAGCAGGGTTCACAACATTGAGCGAAAACCTTAATTATTCTGCCGATGGATTAATGAGAGTTTTCCGTAAGTATTTCCCTGATCCTAACATTGCTCGACAGTATGAACGTAAACCAGAAAAGATTGCGAGCCGAGTATATGCCAATCGAATGGGTAACGGGACAGAAGAAACGATGGACGGTTGGAATTATCGTGGTCGTGGATTAATCCAAATCACTGGCAAAGATAACTATATTCGCTTTGCTCGTTGGCTAGGCGAAACAATCAGTCCTAAAGAAGTATCAAACAACTTGGAATTAGCTGTTAAGACTGCGGTGTGGTTCTGGATATTTAACGACTTAGCCTCTATTGATTCAGTTCAGAAAGTAACACTAAGAATTAATGGTGGCACTAACGGGATTGATGAACGCTGCAGATTATTCCGTGAGCTAATGATTTCTTAATGGTGGCTAGAATGATTAATAAGCTAATACTGATTTTTCTAGCGGTAACAGTTAGCCTGTGCGGTTGGATTTGGTTTCAACACGGAACAATAAATGACTTAAGAGCCGAAAACCAAACACAGGCTAATCTTATCGCAGAACAAGAGAAAGTTAATCAATCGCTAAAAAATACGATTGAAGTAGAACGTCAAGCAGTAGAGCAACAGAGAGTAATCAATGATGAAATCCAGAAAGCAACACAAGACAAAGTGCAAGTTGTCAGAAAGATTATTAAATCACAGCCTTGTTATAACACTCGCATCTATGACGATGCTATTGAGCGGTTGCACTAATAAGGTGACAACAAAGACGGAGTATATCTATCCGCCTCAAGCATTTCTAACGCCTTGTGTTAAAACTCCATTCACTGGCAGTACATACGGTGAGGCGGTAGAGCATTTAATCATAGTGCAAGGCGAGCGTGATATGTGTGCGAGTCAAATCACAAACATTAACAAGTGGATTGAAAGCACAAAGAACAACAAATAAAGGATTTCCCTATGTCAGACGTGAAAGAGAAATCCACGTCTAAAGGCGTGGTGAAATTAACTGATAAACAAAAGCGGTTTATTGAAGAATACTTAATAGACCTTAACGCAACACAAGCAGCAATTAGGGCTGGTTATAGCGAAAGAACAGCAAATGAGCAGGGCGCTCAAAACTTAGCAAAACTTAGTCATTACATTGAAGAAGAGAAACGCAAGCGTTCTGGTAGAGTGCAGATAACTCAAGATGATGTTATTCGTATGTTGATTGAAAACATTGAAAAATCATCAGGCACTAAGCAGGTAGTTATCACTCAAACAAGAAAATCAGAAGATGGTGAGTTTGTTGGTGATGATGTTGCTCAATTTGTCTATGAGCCGTCTAGTGTAAATAAAGCCCTTGAGCTTTTAGGTAAGCACTTAGGGATGTTTAAAGATAAATTAGACGTAACCACTGGCGATAAACCACTTCCGACAGTAATCAATGTGACGTTTAGCGATGAGCCTTGATATTAAATTTCCGACAAAGTTTAGAGCGTTATTTGAAGATATGTGGCGTTTTATTATCTTCTATGGTGGCCGTGGTTCTGGTAAGAGTTTTAATATAGCGAGAGCGTTAATTATTAGGGCTTACCATAATCCAACACGAGTGCTTTGTTGCCGTGAAATTCAAAAATCTATATCTGATTCTGTTATTCAGATGTTGATTGACCAAATAGAGAGATTAGAGCTACAAAACTTCTTTGAGGTGCAGAAAACTCAAATCATCGGTCAAAATGGTTCAAGATTCACATTCGCAGGCCTTAAAACCAATATCACTTCAATTAAATCAATGACAGGTATTGATGTTGTTTGGGTAGAAGAGGGTGAAAACGTATCAAAAGAAAGTTGGGATGTGTTAATTCCGACTATTCGAGAAGATAAGTCACAGATTATTGTGAGCTTTAACCCTAAAAACATTTTAGACGACACTTATCAGCGATTTGTAATTAATCCGCCAGAAAGATGCTCTTCTGTGCTGGTTAATTGGCAGGATAATCCGTATTTTCCGAAAGAGTTAATGGAAGATATGGAGCAAATGCGAGAACGTGACTACGAGCTTTATAGACACGTTTACGAGGGTGAGCCGGTGGCTGATTCAGATATGGCAATTATTAAGCCTGTATGGATTGATGCAGCAGTAGATGCTCATATTAAACTTGGTTTCACTGGTAAGGGATTGAAGAAAGTCGGCTTTGACGTTGCGGACGAGGGTGTGGATAGTAACGCTAATGCATTTGTACACGGTTCAGTTGTTCTTGATGTTGATGTTTGGAAAAATGGCGATGTCATTGATTCCGCCAATAGAACAAATCAAAGTGCGGTTAATTTCGGTGCTGATTTAATTATCTTCGATAGTATCGGGGTTGGTGCTGGCGTAAAAGCTCACTTCAAACGATTGCCTAAAACAATTCAAGTTGAGGGATTTAACGCTGGCGGTTCGGTAGCCTATCCAGAGCGTGAATATATCAAAGGTAAAAAGAACCAGGATATGTTTTCAAATATTAAAGCTCAAGCGTGGTGGGCTTTACGTGATAGATTTTATAAAACATATCGAGCGATTAAGCATGGCGACACCTATCAAGATGATGAATTAATTAGCCTATCAAGTGACATCAAAGAGCTTGAATATCTTAAGGCTGAATTATCTCGCCCTAGAGTTGATTATGATAACAACGGACGGGTTAAAGTCGAAAGTAAAAAGGATATGCGAAAACGTGGCATACCGTCACCAAACATGGCTGATGCGTTAGTGATGTGTTACGCACCAACAAAACCAAAATCATTATTGGATTTATAGATATGAAATTTTTTGACGGAATAGCATCGTTAGCGTTAAAGCTTGGATTAAAGCAAGAGCAGACTAATTATGTCGCTAGCTCAATGCTGACCGAGAAGCGTGACGAATTAGAAGCCTTGTGGCGAGAGAACTGGATTGCAAATAAAATTTGTATCAAACGCCCAGAAGATATGACGAGAGCATGGCGTGACGTATTTTCTAATGACCTTAATTCAGAACAATTAGATGCTTTCACCAAATATGAGCGAAGAATTAAACTTCGTGAAACGCTAACCAAGGCGTTGCAGTGGTCAAGCCTTTATGGTTCGGTTGGTTTATTGATTGTCACCGATGCAACAAACTTAAATACGCCATTAAAACCGACTGAAAAGCTAAAACGATTAATTATATTGCCTAAGTGGAAAATTAGCGTAACAGGCGAAAGAGAGACGGATTTAACCGATTCTAATTTTGGTAAATACAAAGCCTATTCAATCATTGGTGATAACGAGCCTTTAACCGTTCATCATTCAAGATTACTGATTATGAACGCTAATGATGCTCCTTTATCTGATAATAGCATTTGGGGCATCTCTGACTTAGAGAAGATTATCGATGCCTTAAAACGCTTTGATATTGCTTCTGCTAACGTTGGCGACCTTATTTTTGAAAGCAAGATTGATATATTCAAGATTGATGGGTTATCCGACAAGATTGCAAGCGGCTTCGAAAATGAAGTGGCAAATGTAATCGGTGCTGTACAAGCAATCAAATCATCGACTAACAGCTTATTGCTAGATAAAGATAACGAATACGACCGCAAAGAACTGTCGTTTGGTGGATTAAGAGACCTTATTACAGAGTTTCGTAATGCGGTAGCTGGTGCAGCAGATATGCCAGTTACAATCTTATTTGGTCAGTCTGTTTCTGGTTTGGCTAGTGGTGATGAGGACATTCAAAACTACCACGAATCAATCCATAGATTGCAAGAGGCGAGATTAAGACCTGCTCTAGAGGTAATCGACACTCTAATTTGTAATGAGCTATTTGGCGGTATTCCTGACGATTGGTGGTTTGAATTCTTGCCTTTAACTATTGTTAAGCAAGAGCAGCAAATCAATATGCTGAACACATTCGCAACCGCAACCAATACGCTAATTCAAAACGGTATTGTAACAGAACAGCAAGTAGTGAATGAACTACGAGAAAGCGGACTGTTTGCCAATATCTCGGATGATGACATTGAGGACATGAATAATGCTGATGAACTTGCCAGAAATTTTGAAGAACCAAAAGGCGAAAGTACGCAAGTTCAAGCCAGTGAAAATGAGCAAGAGAACGGAGCTATGGTATAGACAACAGCTTAAGCATTTCGTCAAAACGATGACCGATGATGTAGAAAGAGCCCTGCAACAACCGCAAGGCTCTTTTTTTATGGATGATGCAAAAGGATTTCAGGCTATTAGTGCAAAAGCGCTGATGAAAGTATTAGAGAAGTACGAGAAATCGGACCGCATTTCGCAGGCCGAAAATATCGCTAATGGCTTTGTTAGCCGTGGTGATGCGCAAAACCATGCTGAAGTATCAACCAATCTAAAAAATCAGACTGGCATCGATTTATCCGCCTATTTACGCAATAATCCAAATGTTGTAGAAAGGGTAAACGAATTAACGGTAAGTAACATCCAATTAATCAAATCTATTCGCACGCAATATCTTGATAAGGTGCAAAATGCAGTCACGCAAGCGGTAGTGAATGGAACACTAAATAAAGACTTAGGTGAACAACTCAAAAAACTAGGGAAAGATGCAGAAAGTCGTGCAATGCTTATTGCTAGAGACCAGTCCTCAAAATTAAATGCAGCATTAACTCGAGCACGCCATGAGGAAATGGGCATAAAAAAATATATGTGGTCAACATCGGGTGATGAGCGTGTGCGTGCAAGCCATGCTGAAAAGGATGGGAAGATATTCGAATATACCAATCCTCCTGCCGATACTGGTCACCCTGGTCATGATGTTAATTGTCGATGTGTTCAGATTCCTGTGCTTGATGATGCGGTTAAAGCTCCAATTAATGCTCAAGAAGCGCCATCAGAACCAATTAAAGAGGATTTATCGCTTTCGGTTGATAAGCTTGTTGAAAAATCGCAGAAAATAGAACCGACAATTACGGCAGATATTAACAATATCGCAACAAAGGCAGGTGGTAAACTTGTTGGTTTAGAAAATCGTCTAAAAAGTTCGTATTCAATAAAGAGAAAAATTGAAGCTGAGGTTGCAGATGGATTTTCCAAGTCGCTGTCACTGAATAAAATTCGTGATGCCATTAGGTACACAACAGTTTTCAAAGAAAATGATTTTGTTACTCGCTATAAGGCTATGCAGTACTTGTTGGCGATCGAGGGGTATAAAACTATCGTAGTCAAAAACACTTGGAAGAACGATAGTGCATATAAAGGCGTTAATACATTTATCCAAAATGAAGATGGTGATGTTTTTGAAATGCAATACCATACGCAGCAAAGTTTTGATGTGAAAAATGGGTTATTGCATAAACTCTATGAAAAATTCAGAGATCCAAAAACACCAATTCATGAAAAAGAGAAGTTATTACTTGAAATGCGTAAACTAAGTAGTAAAATCAAAGTACCGGAAGGTGTTGAGCTTATTGAGGATAAAAAATGAGTTTTCAATATTACTTAGCAAATGTAGGCGAAAACCAGAAAAAACTAATTAGAGGAAATCCTTCTGATTTATTGTCATTTTCGGTGTTCAATCCAAAAAAATTAGAGTGGGATGTCTCGCGCGGTATTTCATGGGCCGAACGCCTACTTGAAAGTGGTTTCAGTGATTTCAGTGTTATCTCTGAAAGTGATGCAATCAGATTTATGAGAAACTAATAATGACTTTATCAACAAGAGCAGAATTATTTGCAAGGTCAATACACGCTAATCAAGTTGATAAAGCAGGTAAGCCGTATATTAGACACTTGCAGGCAGTAGTTAATAATCTTGTTGAGCCAACGGAAGATATGGTGGCGGTAGCGTGGTTGCATGATAGCGTGGAAGATACAGAAACCACTTTTGATGATTTAACTTATTACTTTGGAAGTTCAGTGGCGCAAGCGGTAGATGCGATAACTAAACGCAATGGCGAGCTGTATGCCGACTATCTAAACAGAGTAAAAGCTAATCCTATCGCACGGTTAGTTAAGATTGCTGATTTATCTCATAATATGGATCTATCTCGACTATTAAAGATTACCGAAAAAGATTTAGAGAGAAAAGCCAAGTATATTAAAGCAAAAGAATTTTTAGAAAATTAGAAAACAAATTAATTAAGCAACCCGATCAGAAATGGTCGGGTTTTTTATTGGGGTAAATAAATGAAGTTTACAGACAACACAGCACAATCAAAAACACAGCGGATTATCACGAAAGACGGCTTTTTAGTTGTGCCAGCGACAATTTCAAAAGTTGGTGTTTTTGACTATCTAGCCTCTGAATTAGGTTTAAAAGAGGATGGAATTAAAAAGGTCGCACGGACAGAAA